TCAATTTGAACTGCTAATGGATAAGGCACCGATCTTGTCGTATCTCGTTGACTGTCGTCCCCGTCGTCCTTTGAGAGTTTGGCTGTTTGAAACTGGACGTAAAAGTTAAACTTTTGTCGGGGCCTTAATTCCATAGGCTCCCCGTAAGGAGCCATAGTGTTAAATTCTCGTTCTGCTAACGTGTATGTTGACATTAGTTACTAGACGTTGCGCCTACATTAAGTCTAGATGGCGCCCGACTTAGAATTGCCAACCCGTTAGCTCCCGTCTGTTCGGCGTTGTCATATCTAATTGTCATTGTTACTATTTGTGCATCATTATTACCGTAATTACTCTCACCATACTGTATTTGTTGCAAATAGCATCCACTTAAACTCCAGGCATCTAAAATATTTTCATCCGCTACTGGATTTGCTCCGTCCAATGTTTCGATTAAAGTCGAAAACTTATAATTGACAGCGGCTACCGGTGCACTCTGTGCTGAGTGATCCATTTGATTTTGGATCTGAGCACCAATTGCTTTAATTACATGTCCGTCGACATCGTCTCTAATTACACACTGAACTGGATTCCAGGTATGTTTACCTGCTAGATATACTCTTGAATTGTATACTTCAAGAGTAATGTCATCGTGTGTTAAATCAGGCCTTCCAACACTCACTAAGTTCCTTGTGAGCCTGATCAAACTATCAGTGGCGTTACTGCCACCTAAGTTTTGAAATGTAACCCTAAACCTATATTGCAATTTAGGCATTAGAGTTGTACCTTCGGGTTGTGTCCCGTCAACAGGTACTTTAAAATTGCTTAAAACAGCCATTATACTCTCCAAGTCGTTTCTAGTATTTATTAAATTTAGACAAATTTTGAGAAGCGGTTTGCAGTGGCCCCCAAATTAGGCGCCACTGCATGAAGATTAACTAGTACTGGAAAGTTTACCAGTATTTAGAATTCTTACAGGTATGTAAATGAATTCTGCGGCTTTTGTAGGTTCAACGCCAATATCAATCCAAAGTTCATTTCGATCGATTCTTGCAGATGTATTGTTACTTGTATCACAAACTACTGCAAAGTCATACAATCCACGTTTTGCTTGTACGTCTCCTAGGAATCTTTCAATCATATCTTTAATATTAGCTCTTGTTAATGTATCGTTAGGTTCAAAAATAAACGGTCTTACAATCTTATCAAGCCGTTCTCTTAAATATATCATCAAACGAGAAACATTAATTCTATCTAATGCACTCGATGCGGCATAAAGAGTTTTTTGTCCCCAAACCATAACACCTTCACCCGGAAAGTTTGCTATTGGATTTACTTTTTTACCATATAACGTGTCTCGCAAACCTTGTGTTAGTGCTACTGCCGTAAATTCGCTTTCGCTATTTAAATATCCAACGTTTGTAGCATTTTGTACTGCACCTCTTGCAACACCTGCTGGTGCAAACCATGGATAAGCAACATTGTCATTATATGCTAATGTTCGCATAATAATATGACTTGCTGGTTGAGCTACTGTATACCCGTCAACGTTTGTTGTTAATGCTACACTTGGATAGTAAGTACCCATTTTATCGTTCTTAGGACTTACTAATCCGACTTCGCCATTTTCTGTTGCACTTGTACCATCAATCCATGTGCTAATATCTGTTGCTTTATTAGCAAGTCTCATTGGAGAATCGATAACACAGAATGCAGTTTCTTTTCTGTCAATTGATAAAGTAGACAGTTCGTCTGCACATTCTGGATAACCAGGAGCAGTAAGTAAATTAAAACTTAATGTTTCTGCTCTTAACTCATCATCACTTAATGCGGCTTGCATTGCAGTAACAATAACTTTTCTTTGTGCTTTTCTACCAAATAATCCTGATCCATCAGCGGCTGTTCCACTTGCTGAACGCCATTTCCATGTAGTTGTTAATGCCGTATCATACTTTCTAACACTATATGAAGAACGACATAAGTTCATTGCAAGCATTCCACCTGGATACAATGCTGGATTTGGTCCACCTGTTATAACTGTTGCACCAATACCTGCATTTGTTGAGTCACTTGCATATTCTGTGATGTCTGCAAATACAACACCATTTGGTGTAGATTGGTCCGAACTGTCACGTGCTACCCAGGCTGAAGTACTGGAGTTATACATTTTAAATACCAGCTCTCCACCTGTTGTGTCAATCCATAAATCATCGTTACTTAAACCAGTTGTTGGTGCCGTACTACCTACTGATTTAACTGCCTTTGGAATCCAAAGTCCTGTATTTTTTATGTACATATCAAACGAGGCTGTTGTAGTAGTACTATCATACCAATGTGTTCCGTTAGTTGTACTGCCTGTTAATGCTGTCGGGCTACTTTGTAAATTACCTGTTGCAGTACCAACGGTAATTGCAGTCCATGCACCGGCACCATCGGAGGTTTTAACAACCATCTCTGGATCACCAGTTGAATTATCAATAGCATCGATATAAATTTCACCTGCGGCTGGTGTTCCTCCACCATTAATACCTACAATTACATCGCCTTGTGTTAATCCTGTATCAGCGGTTCCACCTAATGTAATTGCAGTAATTTTACCAGTTGAGTCAACAGTTGCAGTTGCAGTTCTGTTTGTTGCACCTGTTAATAGAATGTTTGGTAAATCACTTGCACTATATCCTGATCCACCATCATCAACTGTAATACTAGCAATATCGCCTCCAGTAATAATAGCGGTTGCATATGCTTGTGATCCAACACCAAAACGTCCTGGATTATTTGCTTCAGTATCAGAATATAATACTGGAACTGTCTTAGTTGTCCATCCGGCAGTTGTTGAACTGTAAGATTTCATAACAACATTCATTCCAGCATTTGGTGATGTCATCTTAACCCAAACATCATATCTATTTGGACTTGCTGGTACCGCTGTATGTGATTGAACATATGTTTGTGTTGATGCATAATTTCCACCAAGTGCTTGTAAATCTGCTTCTCTAATTTCTGTCCATGTTGCTGATGCGGTCTTTTTATAATATCTCCATCCTGCTAATGTGTCTCCATTAACATCGACAGTAACGATTGCATACGAATCAACTGGCAATGCCGCGACCGATGCCGCTCCGTTATTTGGAACACAACTTGCTCCAGCATATATTACTTGAAGAGCTGTCAATACAGTTGGTGTCTTACTTACCCAAGCACCATCACTATCTGCTTCAAAAATACCAAATGTTGACGATGTTGTGTCAAACCATACTTGACCATCATTAGGTGGTCCTTTTGGCTCTGTTGCAGTTGCTTCTAATTCGGTAGTATTAATGTCTGCTCTTACAACATAGGCTCGACTTGCTATCCCCAAAAAGGAATATGCGGCCAATAAACCCCATTCATTCGTTTCGTGTCCGTGTACTGGAGTTCCACTTGATACTTTAAATGTAGGATCTCCATAACTATTAAGTAAATCTCGTTGACTAGTAATAAGATATACTTTTCCAGCGGTTGCTGAAGTTGTATACGGTGCAGTGGTTGTGCCGTCTGTCAATTTTTTATCTTGCCCTGTTGCAATGATAAACATTGGTACTGTACCAGTTCCAACACTGGCATAAAATGATTCGTCAGTTACCGAAACACTGACTCCTGGTGATACTAAAGTTGCCATTTAGTCTTCCTTAAAATTATAGGTCTCTTTTACATATTTATGTGGTATTTGGTATATAGTGGCGTTTAACCGATGACAAAATGGAGCGGATCGCCCCCATCTGAGTAGGTTACAAGCTCTTGTTCTAATTTATCCATTGCGGCTTGTGCATCTGTACGTAATGCTTCACCATTTAGTGTAGTACCGCCTTGAGGACCTGCAATTTGACTGAACTTGCTTCTTGCTTCTGCTATTATTAATTTTGCTTCTGCTACTGCCCAACTTCGACACCAATAACCAGCATACGTATCGCTTAATAAATCTGCTTCGGGTCTATAATTGTAACAATGCAAAATAACATTTTCGTCATTACTTTTTATTTTTCGTTGAATTGATAGTGTTTTGCTACTAGGCTTCCATGTAAACATATATTCACTACCAAACATTCTACCAAGCATTTCCCTATGCTCAGAATATGCTTCAAAGGTTAATAAACCACCAGCTCGTCCTGAATGCAACAAATACGTATTAAGATATGCCGCTTCAAACGGTTCAACATCATTACCATATGTTGTTCCAGAAATACCCGTTACTGTTCTGTAGATATCTTTTACTTCAATAACTTCGTCTGGCAAAACATAATCACTAACTTCTTTTGTTAGTGAAAGTACCATGTGACTTTCTTCTGTTGAATTTGCAGAACGTTGTCTATAACGGTCTAGTGCATGATCAATACTTAAATTGTAATGATCAGCATCCAATTCAACATCTACAATACCGCCACCGAGGCTAAGTTCTATATCTTTGATTAATTTTTGTCGCTGAGACTGGGCCATACAACTACCTTTTACAATATTTATGAAAAAGGAGACTAAGGTAGTTGCATGGACTTGGGATCTATTTAAAAACTTTGAGGATTATTGTATCGTCACCAAATCGGGGAGTTAAACGGGTTTCTACTGCATTTATACCCGTAAACCATTTATCAAACTTAGTTCTACTGAGTCCTTTACACTCTTTTAACTGATCTTTAGGTTTTCGAAGTGTTTTCCTAACACTTAATTTTTCATTTACATTTAGTATGGTTGTACCTTTTGCTTTAAAACCCATGCTATCTTCTGCAATTAAAACACCAATCTTTCTAAATTTAGTTTGGTAAATTATTGCCGCCGTTGCACCAATTAATGTAACTGGTTTTTCACTCACAATTCCTAAGTCATCATTTTTAGGAGAATATTTTAATTTAGCAACTTGCTTTTCAGCACTTTTGGGTTTCTTTGTACGTTGTTTTCTATTAGCAAGAGATTCCCCAATAATCATATCACATGCATCAATAACATCCTGTAAAAACTTTACAAAACGATGCTTATCTGATGTTGACATATGTGAATAACCTTCAACTAAATCTTCATCAGACTTAAGAAGTGCTTGGTTAATTTCATTAAGTTCTACTTCATGTTCTTTTTTAATAACTCTTGCATGAGCCTGATTACAACCATTGGCTCGTAAATGATCAAGTGGTTTATTTTGCAAGGAAACTAATGCCCATGTGTCTCCTTGTCCTGTACACATATCTTTCCACTTTTCTAATTCAGCACCAATATCAAATGCTTGCTCTTTAACACGTTCTTGAATTGTTGGTCCTACCTGACGTTCTTCTTTCTTTTCGTCTTTTTGTTCTTGTTTATTAAAACCTTGTGTACAAAGATAATCAATATGTCTATCTAATTTTTCCTGTACCAATTCATCAAACTCTGCACCATTAATTGCCATCTTTGCAAGCCATCCATATGTTGACAAAACAA